AAATCAAATTCATACATCGTATCAACTCTGGTTTCAGATAAGATATCTTTAAAGATTCCAGTCTGATCATCAGTATCTGCAACACCAGCAGAAGTTGCTGATGTAATACCAGTATCAGCAAAATCTTTCATACCACTTGTATGAAGAAGACCCTTAACTACCTCAGTAGTTGTCTGATAGGTAAGAGGACTCTTAATAGAGTATGACAGATTTTGATAGTAGTCATTATCAGGTGTTACCTGATCATCAAAGTCGAGCATACCAATATTAGTTTCCCAACCAATATCTTTCTTGATACTATAATCAACAGTGAAAACTCCTTCACCTACATCAAGAGAACTTATAGTCGCTATGTTTCCTGAGTCAACTCCAGTTAGAACATCATCAATCTTTATATCATCAGTTCCATTGATCTTAATTGAGAGATCATCATATGATGCAACTGACAGAGTTGAAGTGCTACCATTAAGAAGAAGTTTTTCACCTTCTAAGAAAGGAGATCTCTTTTGAATAGCTTCAAGAACTGGATAATCGGTCTTTTTAATCAAAATTCCAGTTGCATCTTGCTCAGTCTTAGCTAGACCAGCATTGGTGATGAAACTTGATCCATCAAGTTCTACTATGTCATTAATACCAAGGGTGTATCCAGTTACGGTATAGAATCTATATCCCAGGTCAGGTGAGTTAAAACCAGTTCCGGTAGATGAATATTTTTGTATTCCCTCTACAAATACTTCATCACCAACAGCAAATGCATCAGTGGCAAATCCAACAGTTGGGGTTGTAATGTGGCAAGTTATAATTCCACTATTTTCATTAGAGAATACTTTTTGAACACTAATACCATTAGTATTGTTTTCTGTGAAAAGTAATGCTGTAGTTTCTGGTAAACCTTTTGGTTCTTGCTCAACAGTTACTCTAGTAATTGAATTAGAAGTTATCTCTGCAAGAAGAACTCCACTGTTAATTTTTTGACGAGTAATTGGATCAACAATAGAAACTGATGGTGCATTAATAAAGAATTTACCACCGTCAGTTACACTAACAATACCAATGGTATTAGAATCTTTAATAGTAATTAATGGAGAAATATCTGCAGTTGGTTGCAGTGTCTTATCAGAAGAGTATTCAAATCCCTCATTGATAACTCTTACAGTTTCAGCATTACCAATGGTGCTTGAAGAAGGAACAATGTATGCATCCTTTCCACTAGAACCTCTTACACCTGTAAATACTGGATATTGTTCATAGTTACTTCCACCAGAAATAATATTAATTTTCTTGATTGGTCCAGATGTATTAACAGATGAAGTTTCATATTCTAAATCAGTACACTCACTTTCATCATAAGTAAGTTTTTCTGGAACTTCATTCAAGAAGATATTAAATGAAGTGTCGGCTAAACCAACTGGAGATACAACATACTCACCAGAATAAGAACTCTTCTCAAATAAGATTTCTGAATACTGTTTAACTTCTCTATCAGATGTGCTTATGAAACCAGATTTTTCAATATTATAATAAAGTCTTCTAGGAAGATTATCATTATGATTTACAGTAACTGTTGCTCCTGGAGTGACTCCTACTGTACCAAATCCAACGATTGTGAAAGAACCAGTGGTTGAAATAGATACAACTTCATTTTTATATGAATTGTCATAATAAATTTTAAATTGATGATCTTCAAGAGAAGAATCTTGAACATCAAATACAAGGTTGTTATTTTTGATTGAAACAACTTGTGGATTAATTGGAGAAATTGTCTGAGATGCTCCACCAGTACCAAGAATATCAACAACTACTGGTGGGTTTTGTTCAACATTTGTTTGAGTTGTGGAAAGTTGAATATTATCATCATCAACTCTATAAACATAGTAGGTATTTGTATGTAAACCTGTAGCAACCGTATCGGCATCATAATCAACCTTATCAAGAGTTTTTAGTCCATGTGCTGGAATATTAATCTTATTAGTCGCTACATTAACGCTAGCTGATGTAAATGAAATTGGATTAATCTGTAAATTACCAGTAAGAGTATTTCTCTTAACTCTTACTGCTGTTGAAGTTCCAATACCAACAGATAGTGAAGGTGCTACATTTAGATCGATTACATCATTTGCTTTCAACCCATGAGAAGTTGATACTGCAACTTTAGAAACAACCTTTTGAACTTTACCAGTAATTTCGATATGATTTGTATCGAAATGATATTCGTCACTATTAGCACCTGCCGTTGTAAAATATACCTCTGATGAAGTAAGTGTAGTTTTAATACCAATACTATTGATATTCTTATCTACAACAAATACATTTGATGGTAAGTTAAATGGAGTTCCTGTTGGAGACGTTGAAATAGATACTGCCGTACCATCAGCAGTGAAAGTTACACTCTGATTATTTTCAAAGGGATGATTTTCTAAAGTTATACTTCTAGTAGGTAGGTCTCTAGTAATAGTCGAATCACCCAAAGTAAATGATACAGAAGTAGAAACGCCACTTGTAGTTCCAACACCAACAGACTCCGTTGGGTTGAAATAAACTCTTTGATTTACTTTAGAGTCAAAGAACTCAAGATTTGCTTTGATTGTAAAAGAATCTGGTTTGAATGCTACTTCTGAAGTTGCAGTATGTGCAATACCAGTCAAACTTCTTTCAACTTTGATAATATTTTTATTTTTAAATATTTCTAATACTTTTAATGTTTCTGTAGAGATTCCAATCTCACTATCAATCGCAACCTCATCAGGAATATTTGCAACATAAATTTCTGTTGAAACTCCAGAAGTTCCAGAAGGAAGATCTCTAATTAGAGAAGATGTAAATGAAGTTACACCAACTTTAAATGTATTATTTAATTTTGTGAGATTGGTTGAGAATCCTGAGATAACAACACTTTCACCATTTTTAATTGTATGACTTGGTTTGATAGTAACCTTGACATTTCTATCATTATCTAAAGTAAATATTGCATTATTAAATGTTTCTATAGTTGTGGTAATGCTGCTTATATTCTGACCACCAACTTTCGATACTCTTGAAATGAGTCCACCACCCACTGAAGATGGTTCAAATTCAAGTACATCATTTACTTTATAATTTGTACCAGCATTTACAATATCAAATCCTGTAATAGATCCTTTAGTTTGAGATTCTACAATCGACTTCTGATTAATAACTTCATTAGTTTCAATAATGAAATCATTATCAGCATTAGAATCAGATACCTTATATGGGAAGGTATTTCTAAGAAGATTAGAATTATTGAAATCAAACTTTTGATTTAGTGATTTATTCTCTGATAATGTATTTGATCTATACTTGTTACCGATGAAGAATGGGAACTGTGGATCATTAGTTGAATCTATAGTTGCATAGTAAGCATAGACTCCATTTGGAAACTCGGGAGTTTTTGCAAATCTACCATTATATTCATCAAGGTCACCACTATTAGTATAGGAGTAATCTTCAACAAAAAATCCATTATCAAATCCAGATGGTCTATCGACTACATCAGAAACCTTTAACTCATATCCAGAATTAAGTCTTGAAGGAGCTGAGTTGGTATCATCTGGATCAGAGTATCCATAAGGACCATAGATTGGATTACCATCATATGCCCAACCAATAATATTTGAAGTTACAGTAGAATCTTCTTTAAATGCTGTTCTGAGGGTATCAAAATAACCTATGACAGAATATTGAAGTTTCTCATCTGTCTCATTTAACAACTCATTTCCAAATCTAGAATTGTTGGTGACTGTCAATCCTCTTACATCAGCATCAAATAATGCATTGATTCCAGAAGATTTAACTCTTATTGTTGATGTACTTGAATATCCAATACCTGGATTAACTATTTTAACATCTGTTAGTTTTCCACCAGAAATAATAGGTCTTATTTCTGCTCCAGTTCCTGCTCCAGTAGGATCTACAAGTTCTACATCTGGAAGTGATGTATAATTGATTCCTCCACCATCAACATTAACTAACTCTAATCTTCCATTTACAATGATTGGTTCTAATTGAGCACCACTACCCAGTGCAAGGGAGATTAAAGGTTTGCGATGATGATTGAGGATTGTTGATCCATAACCTGTTCCTGCTTCGTACAGGTATGCATCAATAATTGATCCTCTTACGACAGGAACTGCATTAATAGTTTGGTATGCCTGAGTTGTAGTTCCAAATCCAACAGACGTATATTGAACGTCAACCATAATGTCTGGGAACTTGAACTGGTGCATTCCAGTTCCTACACCCTCTATTCTTATATTTTCTCTTTGTTCATATTTTAAAAGATTTGTCCCACCAATCCCAATATCAGCAAGTTTAAAACTATCATCATCTACTTTTAGAATAGCGTATGAAGTTGTTTTTACACCAACTGTGATATCAGGAGTCTCAAATGATGAACCAGTTGTATTTTCATAAACAATTCTATCACCATCAGCAAATCCATGATTTGTAAAGTTGATTGTGCTGTTAGTGGTGTTTATACCAACTGGTTTTACAAAAAGATTTCTATTCGTATAACCAGAACCACCATCAACTACAACAATGCTTGCAATAGTCTTTTTAGACTGTGCTGGAGTGAATTTTTGAATGCCATTACCAAATGATGTCAGATTGACAGTATTGATTCCAGAATTAAAATCTGTCTTTGACTCAAATAATTGAATAGTTCTATTATTGTCAATCTTAGCAAAATATGATGCTCTATTTACTAAAGTTGTTGTTCCAATACCAATAGGAGTATTGCCTTCATTATAGTAGATAATCTCTTCACCATTAGTGAGATTATGATCGTCACGGAATACTAATTGATCAGTTATTGAATTGATTCCACCGCCAGAGGATGTGTATCTGGCATCAAAGAAGATATTTCTAAATCTATCAGTTAACTGTGCTTCTAATACTGCGCCAGTTCCATTACCACCAGTTATTCCAATAGAAACAATAGTATTGATATCAAAGTCTTGGGGATCGACATATACTTTTTCAAATGATCCACTAATAACTGGTCTTATCTTAGCAGTTGTTCCAGTTGAACTAGTTGCAGTAATATCAGGTAAGTTTATAACATCATACCCTTTACCACCATTAAGAACACTAACTTTTTCTAATGGTCCATAATAAATTTTATCATCAGATTTATAGTTAGAAATTTCAACACCATTGATCAACATTCCAGTTGTACCTGGAATAGTTGATTCTCCTACACCATTTTTAATATTTGGTTCAAGAGTAAATTTCTTGAGAAGTTTTTGAGGTCCAATTACATTCGATCTCTGAGAGAACAATGTAAATCTATGGCCATCAGATTGTGGTCTAAACTTGAGATAGTTGGGACCACCAACGAATGATCTTGATGAATATAAATTAATCTGCTTCTTATCGGCAGAAATGATAGAAACATAATATGCACCTGTTTCCAATCCTACCAGAGGTGCTACATCTGGTTGATAGAATATCTTATCACCTTCAATAAATGGAACAGCACTTGAAAACTTAATTGTTCTATAAGTTCCATCTGCAAAACCATCTGTAATGATACCTACAGTACCAGCACTGATTGATGTTGTATTAACTTCCTTTGTTATTTCGTATCCATAATCAATTGAAGATGATGTCGTTTGATTATCTGAAGGAAGTGAGTTTGATGCAACATAAGCATACTTTCCTCTTTCATCATAAGCATTCAGAACATCTGACAATGTTGTATTATTACCATACAGCATTGAAGCATTTGAACTTGATGCCGTATTTAACTTTCTTCTTAAATCATAAACCTGACCAGTAGCTGGTGTAAATGATAGGTTATCTAAGGTAACTCTATTTTCAGTTGGTAAAATATTGGCAATGTATGCAATATTTGTTGGAGATGAATCAACAACGTTTGAGTCTCTTTGTAGAATCTCTACTCTATCACCTTTCTTTAAACTTGATCTATCAATAATACTAGCAAGAGTGTAGTTACTTACATCACTGATTTTATACCTTGAACTAGTATTGTAGATCCAAGAATTAAAGAATATTTCCTTATATGTCTTATCTGATTCGGGATTCTTGATATTTGATCCAAGATTTTTAATTGAGATAATATCATCTTTGGTGACATTAATATTATCACTAATTTGTTCAAATTTAGATAATACACCAGTAAGTCTTAACTCAACCTTTTTAGTTGAGTCTCCATCCTCATATCCAAAATAAATTTCATCAGATCTAATATTATCTGCAGCTGCAATGGTTTCTGTGATACCACTGCAACCTAAGAACTGATTGATAGTCTTATCAGTATATGTAATGCTATTGATACCAGCAATAACATATCCAGTCTGTGCAAATCCAACAGTGGAGTCAACAGAGAGAACTGAAGATCCTACAGAAACAATTTCAGTTGCTTTCGACGATGGTGTAATATTGAACGTACCTTCAATAGTTGAAAGATCATCATATCCAATAAACAAAGATACTTTGAAATAAAGTTTATTATTTCTTGTAAATGGTTCTACTTCAGATACAGAAGCATTGGTCCCACTATCAGTTTGTTTTGTGATAGATTGACCAACAAGTTTATTGGGATCACCAGAAATTGCTTCTGCAATAGTTACAAACCTTCTGATATATTGTGCAGCAGATGGCTTGATAAGATAGTCTTCAAGATTAATAATACTTGGATCTACACCATATAGAACCTTGCACAAGATTTTGAATGAATCATCTGTTCCTTTAGATTCATAAAGAGATCTTGCTTCTTTGATGAAGTTACCAGCATTTACTGTAGGGTAGAAATCAACATCTTCTAAACCAGGAGTAAATGTAGATTTAAGTTTTTTATAAAATTCTTTTAAAAATAACGTGCTAAGATTTTGAACAGAAGAATCATCTGCATGACTAGCAGCAACTGTTTCAGAAAAAACTAACTCTTCTTGATTATTATCTTGATGATAATTGGTGATTCCAGAGAATCCACGTACGCATCCAGTAAAAGATGTTGCTGTAACACCAGTGTATGTAATTACCTCGTTATCAATCTTTAAAAGACCGTAGGTATCTGGGAACCCTTTAGTTGAAGTAACGTTGATTGTAGAGTCACTGGAGGTTATTGCACCAACTGTTCTAGTGGTATCCACTACAACTTCTGGTATCAAATTATCAACCTTTAGATATTGATCTAAATTTTCAGAAAGATCTGAAGTACCACCTTGATACTCCTGAGAAATATAATACTGTTTGAAAAAATCAACCGCCTTTGGATTTTCATCCAATATAAAGCTAGGTAATTGATTGGCAATTATCTCTTGAACCTTGACCCTAGGTTCGAACCCAGTTTGTATCATATTACTGTCTTATAAGAATCCCGTTTGAGTAACTTGATGTGTAATAATCTCTAGTAAATACCGTTCCAGAAATTTCGTCACCAGATGCAATAACATCTCTTACCATATTTATGGTGCTATCCGAAACACTAAAACTTAAATATAAATCTTTTAATCCAACAATATCATTGGACTCTGGAAATGCTTGAATCTCAATAATATCATTTGCTTTTTCAGTTGAGGTAATTGTAACTGTTCCCAGATTTATCTCACCATGGAGATAGTCTACTGTGCCAGCAGACTTTGAAATAACTCTGATAGTTCCATCAGAAGTTTCTTTTACAATAGAAATTGTTCCTGTTTTACCATCACTATTAGGAACATCAGTAAAATATACAGTATCTAATTCACCGGCAATTTTGAATCCAGTCGATTTAATATTACGTCCGTCTGGATTGATATGGAATTGATTACCAAAACATAATTCATATTGAGCAGATTGACTGATTGCTGCTTTCAAATCTCTTCTAATAATTACTTTAGTAATGTTTGAAGTAATTGATGTGTCAGTATTATCAATAACTTGCTGAACTTTACTATACTTGAATCTGCCACCAAACTTGTTGAGATCAACAGAGTCTGAATATTCGGTCAAAGAATTAACAATAGTAGTTCTTAATGAAGAAGCAGATGTTGTCTTATTTGTATTGTAATATACTGCACTGTCAAGCTCAACATATAGTATTTTGAGATCAACAATCTTTTGATTAATACCAGATACGGTGTATTGCTTAAGTTTTGATAGTATTTGAGACTTGTTAAAATCAGAAACGAAACTTCCGTTCTTTGGTTTGATACTGATTGTTACTGTACCAAATTCTGGCGGATCTAACTCTTCACCACCAACCACAGAAACAGATTCTGTATCAGCATAGATTGACTTGATGATTGCCTCATAATCTCTTGCCGTAACCGCTCTGTACTGCGACGAATAGATCCTAGGAGCAAAGTATTTAATAGAATCGACCGATTCCACACCAGACCCATTTTGTGCCGCCTGGGTGGTCGTTACAGTGACCGATCCTGGATTGGGAATATTACCTCCAGAATCCTTAACACTACCAGAATATGAGAAGAGTGAGGCACCATTACCATCAACTCCATCGGTTACAATGTAGTGAACAGTAACAACAGATCCGTTCTCTAACTTTTCTCCTAGTAATCCATCACCAAAGAGAATTTCATATTTTTCATCTTGAACTTCTTGAATGAGGAAGATCTTTGATGTGCTTTCTAAATTGAGGATATTATCAACTAATGCATACTCAACACCTAAACCTGTGTCTCCAGGACCTTTAACATAGACAGAGATTGTTGAAGTATCAATATATGAATTATCAAGAACAAACTTTTGATTCAGTGAAGTATCGACAGTAAATTGCTTTGTTAAAAAGATACCTTGATAGACATCAATGTTTTCAAATGTTGCTACATTATTAACAACAGATGTTGTGATGTTTTCTGGAATTGCAAACGTATATGAGGTATTATCAACGTTTCCAGTGCATACCAGACCTGCCTGTAAGGTCGCTGTAGGCGATGTAGTATTGACTTCAGTACTAAACGATACCTGTGCCTTTGCTGCCGTTCTAGAGCGTGGTACGTATCCAATGTTACGTGCCAGAGAAACCACATTTTCTCTGAGTGTTGCTGAATCCAAGAAGGATTCATTGACAATCATGTTCGAGTTGAACGCATTAATGTAAGTATTGTATGCTAAAGTATCAATTAAAACTGAAAAGTTTGATCCTTCAAAATCAAAATCCGTAAATGTTGAGTTAGCACGGAGATAACTCTTGATTTCAGTTTTAATCTGATCGAAATCTAGATTGGCAAATTTAGTGAAAGGCATTTTATCTGGTTGCCTCTAAGAGGAATGTATATTCTTGTGTTGGGAACTCTTGTCCGATGATATCAAAGATGACATTGACTTCGAATTCGTTACTATCTGGTCTAGGAAAGACCTCAACCCTTACATTATCTACTCTTGGTTCGAAGTTTGATATAGAAACTTCAATTTGACTCTGAATAACAGAAGCAGTACCAAAGTCAACGAAATCAAAAAGACTTCCAGTGACATCGGATCCAAATAATGGGTTGAAAAATCGCTCAGTTGGTATTGTCTGAACGATATTTCTAACAGATCGACGTATTGCGCTCTCGTTTTTAAGTATTTGTAAGTCCTT